TTATGCTCCACCTCGTATAGCCTTCAATATTTCTTTTATATCGGATTTTAACTCGCTAACTTCTTGCTTAAGTTCATCAGGCTCAGGCTCTAAATCAATTTGATTAACGAAAGTATTTAATTCGTTCCAAGCCTGTACAAACGTTTTAACGGCTACCCCTTCGTTATTAGCCGCAACGCTATTAGAATTAAGTCGACTTTGTACATAGCCGCCCATATAGGCAGCCGTAGGCCCTTGCTGCGTTTGATTTTTTTCTCTTAGATAAGCATCGTGCGCTTCTCGAATCAAATGCTGAGCATCTTTGTATACATTGAAATCTCTTTGCCTAGATTCAAGCTTTAATCCATTTTCATTATTAATATCACTTCTATACGTTTTATCTAAGCCAGCGCTCATTTTATTGAGTGCGTTTAGCACCTTATCTTCAACAGGCTTAGATAATTTAGAAGTTCGAGAAAAAGCAGCTTTGAAGAAAGTTAAAGCGGAAGATTGGCCCTCTTCTTTGATAATGGTTTTCTTCGCTGTCTCTAACGTTTTAGGCCAACCCGTATAAAGATTGAGATGGCATAAAGCCAGGCTTTTGCTTTGCACTAAAGGTTGCACAAAGGGATCAACACGTTTTTCTTCGGTGATTTTTGCTCGCGCTAAGACATCTTCTTTAGTAGGTACGCTAATAAAGTTGCCTAGAAAATCTTGAGAAAATTGAGGTTCAAATTCAAATGATACCGTCGCTGCGTTGCTCTTTAGCGCTGCTGGACTAAAACCATAAATCATAGTTTCCCCTCTGTGCAAACGCTTTTCTACAAAAGCGCCGATAGAAATTTTATCTCGCGAAGATATTGGGAAAATTCTTATGTTTCTATCCGTTTGCGACCTGAGTATTTCGCTATCTCATAATTTCAGTAGAAGACCTTAAGCGCTAAATCAAACTACCTTCAACATGTAGTGCAAAGTGCGCTCAATGAGCGCCTTATTGTGGCCAAAGACGATCTTGCTATGTTGTGTGTGGCACAAGCTAAAGAGACCTGTACAGGGAAACAAGCCATAAGCGATCATGCCCATACGTTATTTGAACGTAGCCGCTCCCTGCTGAACTGCTAAATCCCGCTAGCGGGAGAAGTAGCCCCGCATTTTGCACCGGTGCTAATCTTCCAGCTCCCGCAACTGCTGATAAAACCTCCGCCACCCTACCGCTTGCTCTCGCCACTGCCGACAGACGCTGGCGTTAAAAGCATTGATTTCTCCAAGCTCAGTAAGCGAAAGGCTAGCGGATTGTCTGTCAGACTCAGTGGCGGCTCCGGCAGACTCGCCCGTAAAGAGGCGGCGTTGTACAAGCGCACGAAGCCAACATTAACGCCAAAACGACGAGCATCTTGTTCGGTGACATAAACAGGTACCTCTTTAATGATGGTGTCGCCTTTTTCTTTGATCACTTTGATGCGGTCTCGATATTGCACTTCTACCTTTGTCACAACCTTGGCTTGCGCTTCGGTTAGTTGCGCTTGCGCTGTCGCTATGTGAGCTTGATAAGTGGCAAGTGCTGCTTCAGCATGAGCCAATTTGCCGCTATAGCGCAACGCTTGAAATTGCCACACAGCAGTACCGACAGTTAGTGCGCTCAACAGTGTAGTAACCGTAAACCTTGACCCAACGATAAGACGAATCAGCGAGCCAATCATGCTTGCCCCAGCTTCATCATATTTGCTAGCCGCACTGCGCGTTGTTTAACTTGGCTTGCCCATTTAGATTACAACATCGACCTACTCGCCTCCTCGCACTGGCCGCTTTGTATCAGTTGCAGCGTATGATGAAAGCCAAGTAATTTATCGATACCTAGATTAAAGCACATATTCATTAAAATACGCTGGCGTACTGCATCTAATCCTCGCCACCAGGGCAGATGTTGATCTAGGTCAGCTTCTATGCGGTAAATATCGTTATCTAAAAGCATAGCGTTCTCTGCCTCGCTGATACCGATGTCATCCAAGTTACGGCCCGCACCAATCGTCAACTTGCCAACCGTATCCCGATAAGGTTTGAGCCGTACACCCTCATCGCGCATTAAATCGTCGCGTAAAAGAAGCAGATTTAGGCTATCCATATAAGCTAGTGATTAGGTTGCTGATGAGCGCTCGCTAGATAAGGTGTAAGCGTCCAAGTTAACGGGTTACCCATCATGGAAGGCGGCGGCGATAGACCAATGCCTTGCTTCACTGCCTCTGCTAGGATTTGCTTCGCAAGTTTGGGGCTATTTAATGCAGAACCCATCATTCTTCCTGTTAATAGCCCTGCCACACTTGCCGGTATACCAGCTAACCCACCGCCCAACATACCTAATACAGCCGCTCTTTCTGGTAAACGCCAAGTGAAGCACACTAAAGAAATGGGTAGACATGTATGGGCCGTTCCTCAATACGGTACGCCTTGGACGGAAGAACAGAGGAAAAATTTCCTACTTAACTACTGGATACCGTGCATCGAGCGTCTGAGTATCCGCTACCGACGCCCTTATAACATGCGGCATACCTATGCCACAATGATGCTCATGGCTGGGATGACTCCTGCCTTTTGCGCTCGGCAGTGAGGCCACAGCATCGAAATGTTCCTACGCACTTATGCCAAATGGCTGGACGGTGCTCAGAACGATCGGAAAATGGAAAGGCTTGAATTGAGCCTCATGTAGAATTTACCCCAAATTTGTCCCAGAAGAAGCGATCTAGGCTTCTAACCTATTGTAATATAAGGAATTTATTGGCCTGCCCAGAGGGATTCGAACCCGCGGCATAGGGGAGTGCGGGGGATGTTAGGGGCTTAATGCCTTGATTTTAAGGGGCTTCACGCCCTTATAGTTCCCTGGTTTCCCCTCATTTGTCCCAAGATTTGTCCCAAACTATGACGCTTGCTTACGCCCACTGACAACCAGCGGTTTCTGGTCGTGCTGTGCGCATGTAGCCCTGGAATACCCGGAGTTTTTCTATCTCTTGTTGATCATCCCCCTACAAATATTCGTATTCTTAGCCACTTTTACTACTTTCTAGACTAGTGGTGAGGGGCAATTATTTTTTAATTATGCTGACAGACTTTTAAGAGTAGCTAACGGCTTACTATTCGGCATCCAATAATTGAATCGCCTAATTTTCAGAGGTATGTATGCTTTCTCGTAATGTAAACAATATTTCGCGGCCTCAGAGCAGCGCACTCAATTCTTCGTCTTTATCCACGCAATCTGCTTCTGAAGCTTCTCCTAAGCCATCTCACGCTTTGTGTGAAAATTTACCTAAAAGACAGCAAGAAAGCGCATACGCGATACAAACAAATCCTTCTGACAATATACCGGTGCTTTCAGCATCTAGTATTCCATCCGCAACAGACTCCTCTAGCAAATATCTTGTAGAGCAACGCATAGAGGCAGCGCAGGAAGCACTTAGCGAAATAAGAAAGCGCATTCCGGGCAAATCAACAAATAAATCTTATGGGGATACGCCGCCCCCTGAAAGATCCGAACTTTACAGGCAGCCAGCGCTTACTGATCGCTTCAACGCTTGGCGGGAGGCACCCACGAAGTCATCTATAGATAAGGTTACAGTAGCAAATTGTGAAGACCTTAGTATTTTAGCTTGGCAAAGCTTAATGGATAAAACGTGCAAAAAGGGTAAAAGCCAGTTAGGGTCAATAGATCTTGTTGAATGGCTGAACGAGCATCTATGTGTTGTCTTAGGCCAACCCTCGATTGATGGAAAATTTCCAGACGAATTTTCCGAATGGGAGAAAGACGCAGTGATCTGCGATGTTTGGGCAAACATTGTTTGCAAGGCGACTGACTTCCCTAAAGCATGGAGGGAGAAAATGGAGAAATGGGATAGGAGAGGACTTAAAATTGATCCGATATATGATGACAGCCTTATAGATGGGCAATGGGTACCTGTTAAGATGGAGTCACCAGTAAGTAAAGAATGGCTTGCTCTGCCTGAGATGACTAAAGTGAGAGGCTATATTTCCTATGCGAATCTTTTTTATAGGCCTATATATAAAAGAGCAGCTTCTAATGGATACTACCCTAGTATGCAAGAAATGCATAAGAGTGCTGTAGATTTTCACCCTCACCTTAATAAAAAAAATATTGCATAGCTTATATAAAGATAGTCCTAGATTACTCGAAAAACGCCTAGAAAAATTTGTCTAGCCTTTCTTCTTTGGCCCTGCCCCAATTTTGGGACCATTAAATCGGTCTGCTGCGCCTAATCACAACGTTAAAGCGATTAAAGGTGCAACAGATTTAGCCAGGCAGTTTAATTTAAGATATTCAGGTGAGATCGGTATATCCACGCAAGCCGCGCATAAATGGCTGACAGGGAAAGTTATACCAACGAATGACAAAATTAAGATACTAGCTGAATGGCTAGGGGGTAACTGAACATTGGCTACATTATGGGCCGCCGCCTGAAAGATTAATGGTGAAGAATCAGCAGGCAGGGGAAATAAAATACTCGCCTTCACCACAGACATTAAATCTCATTGAAAAAATCGAGATATTGCCTGAACATCAGCGCTATTTGATTGAAACGTAATAATCGGACTGTTACTGATAGGGTTAAGGTTTTTTATCTCAATGTTGGGCTAGCGTAACATTCAGGTCCCTAACTGATTGGTCGAGCAGAGTTTTCTTAGTACTTTCATGAGACTCAAATAATTATCTACTCGGTGCTTGACTAAACAAGCACTTGCCGAAGGAAATAAATTATGCGCGCAGGCGGTCCGATCAGTCTCACCTTACCTCATAGCCTATCTTTCAAAAGCAAGGTATCGACGGCCAGCACACCTGTTCATGAAAAATCAGTTGAGACGCTTTTTTCTCAGGATTTTTTAGGCGCTTTTATTGACACCCCTAGCATTGAAGCGCCGACTAAAGGAGAGGTGCTCAAGTGCGCCAAAATCCCTGAAGAAAAACAAGCCGACCCCTTTGTTAAGCTTTTGGTACATAACAAAAGCGCTTCTTTATGCAACTTACGTTTGCATAATGGCGGACTTAAAAATCTTCATACTGGCAAACTTAAAACTTTAGAGATAGCGGAAGAAGCAACAGTAACAGAGGAAATTAGCGATTCTTTTGTCGTCGTTACGTACGACGATTCAGTCATCGGCTCGCTTAAAAAGATGAGCGATGAGATAGACGAGCTATATAAAGATCATATTGATAATACAAATAGCTTAAATCCTACATCGAGACAAAAAGACGTCAATTCTTACAAAACGGCTCAGCAATATATTAGAGAGATTCACGCCGCTTATATTAGAGAAAAAGAGCAAGAAAATGCTTATATTGAGAGCTTTCAGGCAGGAAACGCTGCGAAACAAAAGCTAGCCTCTTCGTCAACTGCTATTGCTCAAATAACGCAATTCGCGGCTCCTTCATCTCTTAACGAATCTACTAATAATCAGCCAATATCTGTCAAGACGTTGGTAGAAACAATAGCGAAGTTAAATGCTTTTATTGACCACATTGATCAAATTAAGTTAAGTGAAACTTATAAAAAAAATAGCATAAAATATAAAGTTTCTGACTTTGTCACTAAGCATGGTGTTATCGAGACTGGGGCTAAAATAGTTGGGACTGTAATAACTGGGGTATTAGCCGGTTCATTAGCAGGATTAGCTGCTGGCGTAGTGGCTGGAACAGTTGCCGCCACACTTGGCATTGCGCTAGGGTTTGCTATGCAGTATCTCCTAACTCAATATGCTTCAAATGTATTACGTCAATTCGACAATCAGTATGCTTTCAGCGAAGCCTTAAAGAAAATTTTAAAATCCGGTTTATCAAAGGTTGAAAAAATGAACGGCATCGGGGGAGTTACCTCAAATCAGCTTGGCTATACGGCCGGGGAAATTAATGGTTCTATTCAGAACTTAGATAAAAATTTAGATAGAAAATTAGATAAATTTGTTACTCAAGATCAGCTAAGCGCGACAGTGAAAGAAGCAGTAGCAGAAGCGGTAGAACAGACAGTGGCAAAATTCGTTAGGCCACGTGCGAGTTCCACCATTTCGAATGGCTCAACATTAGTCGGTTCTACTAATAGCTCACGCTCTAACAGCCCAGAATTTGAGGAACTTAAAAAAGAAAATGCTGCGCTTCATAAAAAGGTTGAAGTGTTGGAAGCAGGGCAGAAAGAAACAAATGATTTGCTTAGAATGCTTATTGCACAACAAGCTAATATGAATCCAGCTAATGCAGTAACGCGCAATGCTTAAATAGCTTTTTAATACAGAACACCACCGCCGTTGAACGGCGGTTTTTTATTTCCTCGCTTTTATCCTGCTAACGATTACATCAATTTCAGTAATCATCAATCCCTCGATTTTTGCAGCTGCTGGTAAAATTCCTTCCACCCTAACGCCTGCTCTCGCCACTGCCGACAAACACTGGCATTAAAGGCGTTCACTTCGCCAAGCTCAGTAAGCGGAAGTCCGGCGGGTTGTCGGTCAGACTCAGCGGAGGCTCCGGTATACTCCCCTGTAAAGGCGGCGTTGTACAAGCGCACGAAGCCAAAATTAACGCCAAAGCGGGCAGCATCTTTTTCAGTAACATAAATAGGTACCTCTTTAATAATCGTCTCACCTTTCTCTTTGACCACTTTTATACGATCTCGATATTGAACCTCCACCTTCGTCACGACCTTGGCTTGCGCTTCGGTTAGCTGCGCTTGCGCTGTCGCTATGTGAGCTTGATAAGTGGCAAGTGCTGCTTCAGCATGAGCAAGCTTTCCGCTATAACGCATCGTTTGAAAGTGCCATACGGCACTGCCAGCCAGTAACGCACCCACAAGCGCAGTAAGCGTGAAATTTGATCTACCAACTAGACGAATTAACCAACCGATCATCGTTGTCCTGAGCGCATCATGGCTGCTAACCGCACCGCACGCTGTTTGACTTGACTAGCCCATTTAGATGCAAGCATCGCTTTTGCTGCCGTTTCATATTGGCCGCTTTGTACAAGCTGCAGCATGTGCTCAAAGCCAAGCAGCTTACCTATGCCCAAATTAAAGCCCATATTGATCAATACCCGCTGACGTACGGCATCTAACTCTCGCCACCAAGGTAGATGTTGACCAAGGTCAGCTTCTATACGACAGATATCGTTATCTAAGAGCATGGCATTTTCTGCTTCACTGATACCAATATCATCCAGGTTACGACCTGTACCAATCGTCAATTTGCCAACCGTATCCCGATAAGGCTTGAGCCGTACACCCTCATCGCGCATTAGTTCGTTGTGTAGAAGAATCAGATTGAGGTTATCCATACAGGCTAGTGTAAAGCCCTTGGCATACCGACTAGGATTTTTGTCCTACGATGAAAAAATGAATTTAAATTACTGAGCGAGCAGGACAACAGCATACATTTCACCCAAATTCATTTTGCAAATTGATACTATATTCAGTACCATTAATATATGAGCAAGCAAGATAAACTATTATCGCGGATGCGCAATAACCCCCGCGATTGGCACATTAGCGAGCTACTCAACATCGTGCAACGATATGACATATCAGTACGTAACAATGGAGGAAGTCACTATGTATTTGGATATCCAGGCATAGAAGAAGATATTTGCATCCCCGCACATCGTCCTATCAAAGCCGTGTATGTGCGTCACTTCGTTGCACTAATTAGCCAAATTGAGGAACTTAGCAATCATGATTAAAACTAAAGTTAAAACTGTCCCGAACGTTGTCCCCGCTTATCCTTTTGAAGCCTATACCCACATGATTAGCCCTTTATCAAAAGAAGATGGGGGTGGATTCCTCGTCACCTTTCCTGATCTACCAGGTTGCATGGCTGATGGTGAAAATGAAAACGAAGCATTAAAAAATGCTCACGATGCTTTTCAAGCGTGGGTTTCAGCACGCGTAGACGCCCACAAGGCGATTCCAGAACCTAAATACCTTCCTGAACACGAAGAAACGCTGCAAGTCTCTGGTAAATTCGTTGCTCGGTTACCAAAATCTATGCATGCACGACTTGCTAGTCGAGCGAAAACAGAAGGCGTTTCACTAAATACTTTAGTGCTAACCTTTATCGCTGAGGCATTGGGACGACGAGAGTACTCTTAATCCTGAAGCTTCATTTAAGGCCATATAAATATAGTTTTGCTCCCCCTAAAAATTTATTTATTAGATTGCTGATGAGTACTGGCTAGATAAGGCGCAAGCGTCCAAGTTAACGGATTAAGCATCATTGACGTGTTCTGAGGAAGGCCAACTCCTTTTATTAATGCTTGAGCGAGAATTTGATTCGCAAGCTTTGGACTGTTTAACACTGACCCCGTGGCTCTTCCTGCCAATAATCCTGCAACACTCGCAGGTATGCCTGCAATTCCACCACCTAACATGCCTAATACCGCAGCTCGCTCAGGCGTACCGGAATTTTGGACTTTATCTTTTAAAAATTGCTGACCAATGCGCGCCAGATCACCGATATCCCCCGCACCGCTGTAAGCAAAGTTAGGATAAGCACGCCGTACTTCACCCATCAGTAGCGCCGGACTAAGGTTGCCGTCTGGCGCTTTCTCCGCTAAATTCTCAACCGTTCTCATATTGCGCCATTGTGCGCGCGCTCCTTTTAAGGCAAAGGCATCTTCACCATGCACAGATCGTTGGAAAGCATTATCTAGCGCAGCGCGTATTTCACTCAATTCATGGCCGAATGCGCCTGCACTTTTTTGCTTGCTCAGATAAGAGCGTTTGTTTTGATACGCTTCACCTGCCATCCATCCATTTGGTGATTTTTCTAAAATGTCATCAATATGGCGGTTGATCACCTGCGCTTGTCCAGGTTCGAGAAACTTTGCTCGGCCTTCAATTTCTGCCAAATCCGCGAATAGCTGTTGATCTACTTGCAGCTTATTCTGCCCTGCTATCCGGTTAAATTCGCTACCCAGCCGTTTTTTTGCTGCATCCATCGTGGTCGCATTCACACGTGCAGCATTCTCACCAAATGTACGAGAGACAGCTTGGTTAAAGCCTTGCTGCTGTGCTTCCTGAATAGCACCTGCCCCTGATAAAGGCAGCTTCGATAAAACGGAATCGATCACTTGCAAAGAACGGCTATGGCTTAACTGAGCGGCGCGCAAAGGAATACCTAGCTCGTTGGCGCGTTTACCTAGCTTGAGCGTTTCTTCAGGGATAGCTTGTGCCAATCTGGCAGGAATTATTTTTGGTAGAGCGAAAGCAGCTTTTGCAGCAGGTAGCGCACTAGCACCCAATAACCCGCCGAGCAATTGACCCCCTACGCCCATTTCATTTTCATGTGCAAAACTTGCCCCTGCACCGCTTGTTGCCGCGCTTGCCAGATCAGTTTTACTTAATTGCCCTAGCTGTTGCAGTATGGGTTGCGCCTTGGCAATATTCGTCCCTCTAAAAAGGGCAGAAAGTCCGCGTGTAAGCCCACTACCCCCACCTAAACTCGCCATCATTGAAGCGGCATCTCCTACCACGCGCTCAGTAGCATTTTTAGGATTTGGAAAGAGCTTATCAATATAGGATTGCGCGCTTTGTGACACGGCAGATAAATGCGTACCGACTATCTTATTGATCGCAGCATTAAGTGGGTCGCCCACGAATCCAGCTAAATCCCCAGCAGCACGCCCTGCCGCACGTCCGGTTAAGCCCACCTGGCGACCAGCTTCTTGCAAAAACTCATTGGGCTTCGCTGAGTTAGTATCAGACTGAATTAGAAGGGATGGGCCAAATTGCACGAAGGGATTAAGCTCATCGTCTAAAGAGCGCGGCGAGCTAATCGGCCCGAATTGGGCAAACGGGTTTTCGGTTTTTTGCGTTTTCATGACCCAAGCACCCGTGCCGCAGCGCCCTCTCCATACCATTCATCAAATTGTCCGCGCAAACTTGGATTACGCTTTAAGTGCTCAATAGCGGCTGGCGGTATTTGCCCACTTATCTGATTTTCCTCATTAGCTATAGGGGCCTGGTTTGCCGCCTGCTGTCTACCTTCAATAGCTGCTTGTGCATCAGGACGACGTTCCGCCATGCGTTGATAGGTTCTAGCAAGTTCATTTTTCAAGTCTTTGAGAGCTATAACGTGCTTTTCATATGACAGACGAGGGTCATTGATAGCATTCGCTAGTGCATCTAAGGTCTCAAACTCTTTTATATTCATATTGCCGTAGCCAGTCGCACCTGTTGAAGATTGCGACTTTAATAAGGCCATCGTTTGCAATCTTAGATGTTTGATAACGTTATCAAGCTTGGCTCGGTATGCTGCACCAGGTGTGCCATTTAACCAAGAAGTTGCAGCACTGCCAGCCCCTGTGCCTTGCCAAGCGCCATTTTTAATCAGTGGTTTTTCAATCTCCCCAAGCAAATCATCAACCCCTTTTTGGCCTCGTTCAACGCTATACAATGCTTCTTCTGCTTTAGTCTGCTTTTCAGCTTCCTTTCCCTTTGCCTGCTGCAAGCGATCTTGAATCTGCCCTTCTTTATTAGCAATATCAGCCTGCTTTTGCGCAATTTCTAACTGACGCAGCGGGGAATTGGCTTCATTAATCAATTTTTGCCGCTGCGCGCTGCGAAACGAATTTTGTGCCTGCTCAGTCTGTCTAAAAAAATCAGTCAGCACGGCATTACCTGGCGCAATCTCTCCTGTTACCGTATTGGCAACATAACCTGATGTCCCCAAAGGTTGATGCACGTTATAAGGCTTACCTTCCAACACAGAATTTAAAAAGCTAGTCTCATCGCGGCTTTTGCCTGGATTACCGTAGTTATCCAGCACTTCCTGATGAAAGTTACCTTTTTGGTAATTCAGTGCACCCTGAGTCAAATTAGTAGGATTAGCGCTGTCTCCCATCAGTTGAAACAATAGACGCAGTTTTTTTTCAAAAGGGCTAGCACTACCTGACAATTCTTTAAGCGCATCTTCGGCTTGCTGTTGAGAAAAGCGCAATTTATCTGTTTGTGCAGCAGTCTTGTTACCTGACATCGCAGCCTGATACGTTTGCGCATCCATCAGCCCTGCTTTTTGCTGCGCTTGCTGGCGCATCATGGGTGCCATCGCATAAGCCTGGAAAAGCTGCTGTATCCCGCGATTAATTGGATCAGCCGCATAGCCATTGAGACTCATATCATTCCCCTTACCGCCTTAAACCATATCCGTTACCTGCCCATAAGCCAGAATTACCGAAATTCGTAGCAAACGAGGGTATAGCGTTATTATTCGTATTCGCTTGCCCTGTCCAAGCAGGCGTACTATTCGATGGGGCGCCCATCCCTCTAACCATCCCGGCACTTCCCGCCGTTTGTAACAATCCACCCAATAATGTTTGCCATAAGCTAGGCACGCCTGCTTCTTGAATCGCAATTTCATCAGCTCGACGCATGCCCTGCGAGTTATGGCTTAAGCGGTCAACCTCTTGTGCCGCATCCATCAACCCCAACCCCTCTTGCTGCCGCAATTGTCCTGCTGACATCGTCTGCCCCAACAGTTGGGCTAGCACTTGCGCTGACTTCATTTGATTTGCTTGCGACTGTGCTCGGGCTTTTAAATAATCAGATGAAAGTTGCCCTTGTACTGCCGATGCTTCTTGATGACCAGGTTGTGCCTCTTGCACGGGAGTCATCATCTCGCGCTCCAGTCGCTGCTTTATCTCAGTTTGCTGTTGCTGACGTTTTTCAGGGGAAAAATCGGGTACGCGCTCCATTACTGCCCGTTCTGCCTGTTGCTGGTAAGCTCGTTGACGTTGCAGGGCTTCTTGAATCGATTGCTGCTGACGTGATCGCGCCTGCTGCTGCGCATGGTATTGCAATGCGGCTCCGGCCAACTGTGCGATGATCGCGCCAATCAGTAAAGGTGCCATGTGGTTTTCTCCTTATCCTATTTGTCCGCCGTAGCGCTGATGCGGCGATACAGACCCAAACCCAGAAGAATAATTGCCTGCACGCCCTTGATTTTGTCCGGCCATCTGCTGGCCATACAAATATGCCCAAGCGAGATTGCTAAATAAATTGCCAATCGTCGAGCCTGATCGTTCAGAAGCGGCATTACGCGCATTTACATCCATCCCCGCTAACGCCATCTGCGCCGCCTGCCCAGTATCAATGCCCGATTGCGCCATTGAAATCAGGTTATTTCGCGTGCGTTCATCGGCTTCGCGTAAATTGGCAGATGATTGTTCACCTAAGCCCGTTGCCTTCATTAAGCCCTCATCCGTACGCCGTGCTAATTCGGCCTGGCTATCTACATCTGCGGAGCCACCTAACAAACCCGCACGCGCAAGTCCAAAACGATTAGCACGCGCAGTCTCATCAAATTGGCGTCTAACCTCTTGGCTATTTAAGTCAGCCACCGCTTTTTTCTGCTGGTTATAGAGATCTTGGCGTACCGTATGATCTTTGCCCCCAAAGACTTCATTAATCTTATTCACCGCTTGCGCCACGCGCTGCTGCCGCTCTTGCTCCATTTGTCGTGCGTAGTCGCCACCATCACCACCGCCCCCACTCATTTCACTCTCCTACTTGCATGCGCACTACGTTGTACGCTTTATTAAACCCATAGCGTTGTAGTAATCGGGTCATCGCCTCACCGCAGCGCGCCTCAATCACTTGTGCGCCCGCTTGCTGGCACCAAGCAATAAATTTCTTAAAAAAAGCGCGAGCAATCGTTGATAAATCCTCCCCCGCCAACGCCACAATATTGACCGCGAGCCATGCCGGATAATGAATAAACTCAAACGCCATCACTAACTTAATACGCTTGCCTTGTGTCGCCGCTCCTAAAATCAATTTGCCTTTCAACGCGAGCACTTCTAGATCTTCATGGCGATACTCGGCGACGATCGGCACGCGCTTTAAAATAGGTAAAAGTTGAGGAAACGCTGCGCGGATTTCTTCCGGTTGTACAAAAAAATGAGCTTGTATCGGCTGCTTCATATTCTTCCCAACACCTCGTAATAAAGCGTAATGGCATCAAGGCGAAACGGCTTATGACTCGCATTACGTAAGCGCAGTGAAAACTCAGTACCACACGCATCGAGCGCTAACATTCCCCCTGCTCGGCTATTGCCACGCACGCGCAAGGGCAACGTATGCGCTGATGGGTAACGCACATCAAAACCCAGTGAGAGTTCGCACTCCCCGTCAATGACAACATCAGCACCTAATATGCGCTTTCTTTGTCCTGGTGCCTTAAAGTCCAAATAAGGCAGCTCAATCAACGCTTCAAACGGAGCACCCGCATCAGTGGTAACTTCATCCGATAAACGGTAAATATCATCATGATGGCGGACATACAGCACCCCTGCTAATTCAGCAAAAGCGTCAACCTCAAACGGAAATAAATAACGTGACCAAGCAGCAATCTTGGCTGTACGGGAATGGGAATAAACAAAAAGTTGATTACCTAGCGCGCATAGATATTGGCCGCTACCGTAGTAATAGACGGCTCGCGGGATAGCGGCTGGTCGACGAGTATGGGGTTGCACAAGCGTATCAATTGGGCTGCCTACATCCACGTCAGCCAAATTATTTGTATATTGCAACGTGGTGATTGAGCGAAAGCCATAATCGGAAAGGAAGTACAAATCTCCTCCCACATTAACAACCGTGCGGGAAAAGTTTGTACCCGCATTTTCTACTCGATCAATTAAGCGCATCGCACTTGGATCGGGGTCAGCTTGCCAAATTTGCGCACCATCTCGAGCAAAAGCGACTAGATTATTTCGGTATAGCCCTAATGCATTAACCGCCCTATCTCCATGAAAATTCAACCCTGTCGGTAGAAAGCCTGCATCATTCGCCGTTGACCAATCACGCGGTTTACCCGTTGCGCAATACCGTACCGTGTCGCCATGACTGGCAAAAAGTTTACTGGCCGCCTTGATCACCTCTTTGGCATTAGGGCAATTTTCATCTGCAATATGCGTAGGTTCTGTTCCGTCTAAATAATGATGCTCAACTGCCCCATCGGCATATTCGATTGCCGTATATATAAACGCATTAAACACATCGGCAAACCACACTTCCTTAACCGCCTGTTCGCCTTTAGAGTACGCGACTTTATGGGCAACAAAGCGGCTATCCGCATGGGTCAGCGTACCCTGTCCATAAAAAGTGTGTAATCGGCCAAAGGCAGCGAATAGCCCTTTTGTACCAGGCTCTAATGTCGTGACTTTGACTAAGCCTGGGCGCTTACGCACAGCGAGACCAGAAGTGACGTAAGCATCAACCATCTCTTGCATACGGTTAGCATCAGAGACACTATTGCCTTTGCGTAAATCAATCCCACCTTCAAAGCGATCAAACGTGATATTGGCTACCATGGATGGGATCTCCATTCATAGCCATTGGCCGTAGCTATAACTTTCCCAGATGCAGGGCAAGAAGAAGCCGCAAAATAGCGCCGATGTTCATGTTGCCGCGTATGGTAGACCGTTAGTAGCTTTTCAAATGCTTTGCCAGCTACCGCTGCATCAGGGTGACGATAATGAGCTTTGGCCGTCGCAATTGCGTACAGTAAGATCAAATCGTCAGGTAAATTAGGCCGATCTTGATCTTGCGTGAGTCGTGCCTTGGGTTCGAGATAGCGAATAAACAGCGTATAACGTGCATCAGGCGTCGGATAAATTTGTAGCTGTCCATTTAGGGTGTCATAGTGGGTTGGCCTGCCTCGCTCAGGCAAAGCTTGTTGTACTTCGCTAATGCCCTGTGTAAGTTGCGTGCGATACGTCGTGTCATCCGTAGCCAGCCAAATCGATTGCACTCGCTGTGCATCAATCGGTTCATCCTCTTGTACGTTATGCCAGTCGTATAACGCTGCACCTGGCGAAGTCGCACGCCTGGCTTCTTTTACCAGCACTAAGCCATCTAGGTGTTGATAAACATAATCTAAGGCTTCACGCAAAAACTCGTTGAGGACTTCACGATTACTATCTGCTGCGCTGCCCTGCGTCACAAAACCTAGCCTAGTGCGTAATGCATGCCGTAGTTCTCCCAAGGTGCGATAAAGTATAGAGGACTGACTCACGATTTAGCCTCCTTGCTGACATGTAGCACAACCTGGTTATTCACGACCGATAGCGACATGCTTAACGTATCACCTGCTTCAATGGTGACGGTTTGAGATGTGCCATCAACACCAGCTAATTTACTTGCCGCGCTGCCTGCAGGGTCGAACAACGTACCTAGATCAACCCCGCTCGCTAATTTAAATCCTGTCTCATTGGCACTATCGCCGCGTGAAATAAACGTAGACGCTTCAACGTTCACTAATTCATCATTATCATTTTTTGCTTGAATAGCCTGGCTTGTTGGGGTTAAGCGTAATGCATAACCGACGAAACGATAGACAGGCGCGCTCATTGCCTGACGAGCAGCAAGCGTCAACGCAGCTAGTCCACCCTGTATCGCTTGATCGCCTGCTACATCATTACGAATCACCCGCGTATAGTCGACCGCGCCAGCAGGGCCAGCTGGGCCGATTTCTCCTCTTTCGCCCCGCTCACCGTGTATACCTTGTAATCCTTGTAACCCTGGTTCACCTTGCAAGCCTTGCTCACCTTGCAAGCCGCGTGGGCCGATACCAAAAGAAAAAGGTGGCGACCAAGCACCAGATTCAGTGGAAAGTTTAAAAAACAATTGACCAGTATCGATAGCTAAATAGCTAAACCCTTTGGGCTGCGTATCGTAAAGCGTACGATGCTGCGCCGCGTCTTGTATATCAGCGTTAAAACTGGCTCCAACGTCTCCCTTTTCCCCTGGCTCCCCTCTTGGCCCTTTTACGCCTGGCTCACCACGTGGCCCCATCGGGCCAGGTTGAGAGAGTTTTTTACGCGCGGCGGCAGTAAGCTGTTCAAGTCCCACTGAATGCGCGGTTAAGGAGCCGTCGTCATCTTGAATGCGGGCTAGATTATGGCGAATCCCATTAATTGACGTTGCAACATAATCAAGTTCTGAGTTAATCGCGCCGTGATCAGTACGATCAGGATTGTTTTCTAGAAAATTCTTTTGTCGCTTATAAGCAATAGGTTGTGACATCTTGGCCCCTAAACAGACTTATAACGATACGAATGAAAAAGGCCGTTCAGATTGCCCCGCAAGCGCCATATCATGAGTAACAGAATTCCTTTAAGCACCACTTCAGATAAATCGACTGGCCCTGTATAAATGCCTGTTACCGTACGTATTACCGTCACCCCGCACACAACGATTAATACGTACGCCAACCATGCTGCCCGCCAGCCATGTTTCTCTTTACAGCAGGGACAAAAGAGCAAGCACAACGTAATGCCGAAAGCAGTCAAGGCATTAGCAACCAATAACCATTGATTCATTTAGATTGCCTCCAACGCTTAAGCCATTCGAGTAAATCCAATTTATTGAGTGCATCTAAGCCTTTATGAGTAACCGTAATCACTGCGGCTGATGCAATAAATGCTGAAATACCGTGTTCATGAATAGGCAACCACTGGACTAACTCTGGTGCTGCTAAATAACCTGCAACCATCGACAAGGCAAAATAACTTATACGTAATGCCACCCGTAACAACGTCGCATGCAATACAAACACCGCAGCACCCGCAAACGCGCCGACTAACGCATTACCATCAATACCAGGAAGTAAGCTGGCTAAGCTCACACCGCAAGCCAGCGCTAAGCCAGTTGCCATTGAGCTAGAAGAAAGAGGTTCGGCCATTTCTTAGTCTCTTGATCAATTTCGACTTAGCCACGTCGCTTAAAAGGATTGAATGAACAACAAAGCGGTACGCGCCATTGAGGCCCCCACGATGTTTTTTTCCAACCGTTACCTTCCCAATAATTCCAAGCTTTCCAGCCTAATTTGAACATGCCTAAGCGGCCGTGATAGTAGACGTTAAAGCCGTTGCCAATCGCAATAAACAGCACCAACTGAGGCGATTCGATATAACGAATCACACGCCATTCTTTAGCGAAAAAAGGCAAGCCAAATAGCCAATAATCAAATCCATAAACAGGATTACGATAGAGCCAATAGACGCGCGAGAGATAGCGCTTAAACGGCGAAGCTCCCCATGATGGGTCAAGATAGCCGCCTTGCCAGGCAACATTTAGCGACGCATCGAAGGATTGAAACCATTTAAGCCAACGAGGTAAATTGCCTTGTGCATCGACAAATAACGGTGCCCACCAATTCACGCCAAGCATCGCTAATGCGGTAAAGAGTAAGGAAAAGAGAGCCAGGAGCGGATATAACGCGGTTCGAGTCATCAATTTGTTCATGGTGTCGCGTATTAGCTTGCTTTAAGAGATTTAATATTTAATGCAGATCAACATAGCGATGTTGCTTGGTCGTGTTTCATGGCCGCCGGTTTCCTGAATCTGGATCGCATGCTGATGGGCGCCGTCAGCATGGATTGTATGTTGGTGGTTGCCATTAGGGAGTGCCTGGGCATTCCTTCCGCGATAGCTACTAAGATGGGTATTGCTAGACTCGCCGCCCCCTGAAAAATTAGCATCTAACGTATGGGTATGCTCGCCATTTATCGAAGTTGCACCGCCATGATTGTGAGCACCGGCTTCTTCGCTCATGGCGGTATGGGTGTAGCTTTGTATTGCGTGGGATTGCGCACTACCGAATACACGATCAGCATCGACCCCTCGGCCATTATCCCAACCTCGAATAAATTCACCGCGACAATCCGGTAAATTAAAGGTTGTTTTCCCATCCCCTTTGCCATAAATCGTCCCAATCGCTTCAAATAGTAATTTATAGGTGCGACGTGAAACTGTGTTGCCATTGCAAACTAAATAGCCCTCAGGCGGCGTAGACCTGGCAAACCAGCATACTGCGCCAGGCGGTAATGTAAGGTCACGGGCCAACTTATCGGCCGTCACCGCCCTATCAACTATTTTTTCGGTAGTCACCGTATTGTCAGCAGGTGTGCCAAGTTGTGTACCTTCCTTCACTCGCTTCTTCGCTTCTGCCGCCGCTGCAACAGCTACTTCCTCGCTGTTATGCGCAGCATTAGCTGAATCAGCCGCCGCCGCAGCGCTGTTAGCAGACCGTTGGGCCGTCTCTGTAGCCTGCACTGAGGCATCACTAGCTACTTGTGCTTTTTCAGCTGCTTGCATTGCACTTTGGGCGGCTGCCTCTTGCGCATGCTTGGTTTCTTTCGCAGATAGATTGGCTTTTTCTTGTGCCTTGAGTGTTACTTCTTTGGCCGTGCTCGCTTCAGTCGAGCTAGTGGCACTAGCTTGCGCATTAAGCTGCGCGGCGCGTTGCGCCGTTTCTGCTTGCGTTTGTGATTGCTTTGCTGCCTACTCAGCGCTTTTCGCCGTCTTAGCCGCCGTGGTAGCGGCACTGGCTGCCGCCTGCGCTTCATTTAGCTTGCCGTCAATATTGCCGGACAACTGCTTGATCAACTCCGCTTTAAACGCAGGATGCAGCGTGTCAGCATTCACTAACCCATCTTGCAATGCCCCATCATCGCGTTGCAGCAACGCAAGGTTGCTACGCAGGCGTTGAATCGAAACAGACGCCGCATCAAACTCTGCATTTAAGGCAGCGTGATCGGTTTGGTCTCCATCATCCTGCGTAAAGTCCTTACGGCGCGTATAAGTCGGTACTTGCATCACCCGCCCCTTACGAAGAGACAGCTTCAGCAGTGGATTTACCCGCCTGCATGCTGGCAGCAAGCTGCCCGCTTTGCTCCTGGCCATAAATTTCCAGTACCTTTTCAGAACCATACTTGCGTGTTAAGCGGGTGTATTCCTGGGACACATCTGCATCACAGGCGTAGATTCCCACTTGCTTATCCTGCGTCACATTTTCGTTACCGTACAAGTACTTTAAGATCGGTAGCTCATGTGCTGGGACTGTCGTAGGTGTTGTGGTTTGCGCATCCCGTCTGACCATGACTCGAAATAAAGGAAAATTCATCGCTCCCTCCTCTTACTTGATCGCCAGTACAGCATGCGCACTAGCACGGTTCATTGTCAGCACACAACGTAAATTCACCATCGCATAAAGCGCTAACACATTGTGTGGTCTGACAGGCGTGACAATATTCATTTCATCGTCACGATATTTGATGTGATTAAAATTCAGCAGATAGCAGCGTTTTTCCCAAGGTATTGTCGGCGTCTCTAACGCATCCAACATTTCAAAGGTAGGATCCCAAATAATTTCCACGCCTTTAAAATACAAGCCTGTATTAACGCCTGTGCCGACACCAGCATCAAGCGTTTTAGGCCGCGACGCATTGGCGTTTTGTACTATCGTCAACTCATTACGATAGGCGTCTAAGAAGGCAGAACCCGCCAAAATAAAATCAGGTGAGCCGCCATTGCGGATACAGTTTCGCCAAGCTTTCTCCATCGCTTCGCTTAATGCTCCACGCTTACCGCTAGCAATATCCGTTTGCGCATAATTACGCCACCATGCCGTACGCTCGCGGCTTATCCCTCCTAACTGGCCATCATCCGGAATAACCGACACCAGCGCATCCAAGCCGGTTACAGCATCTTCAGAAGACGCGCCATCACGGTGCAATTCAACATCTAAGCGCTCTAAAAAGCCTAGTTTCAAGCTTTGCATTTGCTCATCTAGCAAATTAAGCAATTGAACTTTTTCATTCTGTGCCAGCTTGTATTGACCTGCCTTGCCCTCGCGCACATCAATTCCTGCGCCAAAGAGACGATCAAAATCTAAATACAAGCCGTCAACAGCACGGCGCCAAGGGAATTCCGCTTGGTCAGTTGTATGGCGCTTATTAAACGTGACAGGGGATTCACCATATGCCCAGGTGAAATTACTGCCGTAGTCTTTGCGCACGTTTTCTATAATTTTTTCTCGCGCGCCGAAGAAAAGCTTACGTTTAGATAAGCATTTCTTAAGGAAGGGATGCTCAACCCCAATTTGATCAACAGGGATGTTGCGTAGGTATTCGTCTAGCGAAACTTTGGAGAGTTCAAGTAAATCAGGATATGAGATAGGCATGTGCCGCTCCTCGATATGAAAGTTATAACGAAAGGTGATCTCGCTTTGCGCGATTTAGCCTTTCACTTCCACACCGGCCCAGCACACCAAACTGGAATTTCTTTTGTTGACAGCGCCGTACGCGAAACTCGGCTTAACATCGATTTTCTGTCACAAAAGTGGTGCTACCGGACGCGACCCCGGCGATAACAGCGACATATTACGGTGGGTTGTCTACACAGTGCTTAAGCAAGACGTGCCGTACGCGAACCTCGGCTTATCATCGAATTTCCGTCTTACTTCAGCATCCGTGTTGACGATGAGTAACAACATTCTAAAATCGTTGTCTAGGGGGTGGGGATTTTTGTCCTAGACTTAAAAAATATTTGGCTTTTATAAATACACAGAAGCATCAATATCTAGTCATAAACCCATACTTTCCAGCCTTTGCGCCAAACGCTCAACGGGTTCCGCTTGAGCGTTAATACTGGCAGCAGTTAGCTTAGTAGCAGGTGTGCGTAGAGGTTGCGGCGTAGGATTGGATTGCGGGGCGGCAAGTCGGATCTGCTCGTACATCCACTGAATCGCGCCGCTCCATTGATTCGGCTGATAGGTGGAAACAAACGCCTGTACATTCGCAGGCTTAGCAAAGTACTCATGAATTGTTTGCATCCGTACAGGATGATCGGCTTCTTGTGCACGCTGGTGTAAATAGCCGGCAATCGCCTGTTGCCCCTGTGCAATGGACTGTTCAAATTGTTGCTGCGCTTGCCGCTGCGTGGTTTCAGCCTGTAAAGATTGCTGCACGCTCTGATGTTCACTGCGCAATTTAGCAATTTCCAACGCTCGTTCGCGTGGCAATATGCTGTTTTGCACGTCTTGCGCCAGATCAGGATAAGCCGCAAGCGCATCCACGCCTGGTCGCTCGATACCGAGTTTCTGGCAAAGCGTCTCCCGTTGTGTCTCTACCATCTGTAACGCCAGCTGCAAACTTTGCTGATCGTTAGCATTCATCAGCCGCCCAAATTCCAGCGTTTGCGCAAAATCTTGTGGCTGCATACCCGTGGCACTCAACATTTCACGGATATCGTTGAGGTCTTTCGCATACTGATGGCGCTGCGCGAGCACTTCCTTAATACGACCTCGGCTACGCTCAGACGTCACACCTTCTAGCAATTCAGTGACTTCAGCATCATCGCCTTCAGAAGGCTCGATTACAGGTTTATCCCTATTCAATTCATTGGATAGAGCAATAAACCGCCCATCAGGGCCACGGGTAGGTACTGACGGCGTAGTAGAAGGTATTTCTTCTGAGTCGGATGCGTCTGTGTTATTTGACTCGTCTTCGCTTAACGTATCAAGCATCGCACGGGTACGTAACATCGGCTCAACGGGTGCGACTTCTGGTGAAGGAGCCGTCTCAGTCATGTATAACTCATCATGGATTAACTCAGCATCAGATGGATTCTTCTCTTCTTCCATTATTTAGACTCCAGGTAAAGGATTAGGGCTATTTAAAAGGTCAGCATTGGGCATGCTCGGTTGTGGTTGTGGCTGCGTTTGAGGTGGTGAGCTAGGTAAGAAAGATTCAATATCTAAGCGCTCATCAAAGCGTCTAAGCGTCTCGCGTAACAGCTCTTCAAGCGGCCCTGTATCGCCGCCCTGCGCTTTCATCTGCATCAACTGCGTAATCATCGGTTGAATTAGGGGCAATACCTTCAGCCACGTTTGCTGCTGCTCCAGCTTGTCCGGTGCGCCAGTTGTGCCTGCCCTTATTTCTATCTGTACCATCGCAAAGACTTGCTCACGGCTCAGTTGTGGCCAGTCATAGACGGGAGGGAACGCTGGCAAAGCCAATCCTAACGCCTGGCTTATTAATTTCACCTTATCTTCTTGAGATTGAGACCGCACACCCAAATACCGCGCCACTTGTTCATCACCGAGTTCTTGCAACAAAATCTGCGCCGCATACTGTGCAATCTCTTGCAACCAATCCTCAATCTTGTCTCGAAATTCTGAAATACGACCTGATAATGCCTGCTGCATAATCGAGGCTTCGGTAGCGGTTTTAGCCTTATCGACAGTGGAACGAGCCGCATCCTGTAGTCCTGTCACTTGTTCCCAATCCAAACGAATTTGACCTGTATCGTAATCAGCTGGATTAATCGGTACTGTCGTGCCAGGCATAATCACTTGATTCAGTGGCCGCCCATCGTTGCGCACTAGCACGACCTCACCTAAAGTTGCATCGGTATGCCGTTTAATCGTGTCCTTATCGGTATCTACAGAGACTAACCAATGAGGTTTGTTCAACTCACGATGTGCGGCAAACTTGTCGCGCGTCTCGTTATATTCTTGTTGCAACTTTTCCGTTAGATCGACTAAACACGGTGCAATCAAGCTGCCATCCGTAACCGAGAACGGCAATAAAAAGAACGGATACCAACGTGCACCTACTTTCGTTGGACTATATGGCGCACGCACCCAGCCTGGGCAGCCTTCCGCCATCGTATAAACACGTTCTGTACGCCTATCCCAAATTTCAATCAGCCGAATATGTGTATCACTATCGCTCGTTGGCACCAGTGAGGCTAGGCGTCCATCTGAACGAGCTTTGTTTTCACCTTCTGCTTCATAAGGTGTGGCCCCGCTTAAATCCACTTGATAGAGCGCTTCCGCATCGGCGCGTTTGATTGGCACAATCTGCGCCATCCACCCCGCTTGCTCATAATCCCAAAATTCATTTATGCTCGGGTCGATCAATAAATGCTCGGTAAGCACACGATCAAGAACTAACCCCTCCGCAAGCGGAACATCGACTTGCTGTTCTAAGCTCGCAAGCGCCTGCTCAAACTCTGCTTGCTTAGCTTCTTGATCAACATTTGACGTGGTTTCATCGGCTTGTTGCTTTAATTGCTGTAGCTTAGCTAAGTGATCTTGCACATCATGGGTTCTCGTTTGCATCAGTGCGTCGCGTTGCAAGTCACGCTGATACATGACTTTGACAATGCCAAAGTAGCTTGTCATTGCTGACCATACCGCCGCTTTCGCACGCTTTTTAAGTTGCGCCTCCAGCAAAGCACGATTCACGACCGTTTGCAGCGTCTGACAGAATAATTTCAGGTTGGCTTGAGGATGCAAAGGCGTCACGCTAATTTCAGGATTGCGCGCATAAATATGCGGCAAAATCGCAGCCATCGTTGAAAAGATCAGATTGGCACGCAGCGTACAAAAGTCATCGCTACTTGGGTCTTTCGTCCAATCAAAACCCGCTACCAACTTTCGATTATGCGCAATGCGTTTATGCTGGCCTGACCAGTGTTTGCGCGCAGCCTCCAGGCGTTGTGTCCATTGCTGCGCCAGTGGCTCTGCTTCAGGTTTAGGAAGCGCTTGGGAAGAAGAAGAGTTTTCGGAAAGAGTAGGCATCATACGCAAAATGTGAATTTTTCATCTTGATAGTGGTAATCCTGCGCCTGAGGGTCAGCGGCAGAAGTCTCAACTGCTGGAACTGCACGGCGGCGCATTACGCCGTAACGCGTTGCGTCCCATGCATGATCTTCCGCGTCACTATCTACGTCTTCAGGATTCGTAGTATTCGTTGCAAGCGAAGGAACAGTACGCAACCAATGCTTGCATGTCGAAAAGACCTTAAGCCGATCTTCTGAAAGCAAGCGAATAATCTCTTGCGCACCATTGACCCGCGAATGCTGTGCATTCCAAGCAGGCTGCCAAAATACGCCCCGCTCCCTAAACACCTGCCCTACTGAACGATCAGCACCAATGCGGCTGAAAATAGAGGGGTCGGCTAAGTTCTGACGATAGTCATAGCCTAAGCGCTCATCATGCGCTTCTATTTCCTGAATCTTTTTTGCCACTGTTACGGCATCCTCACGTGTTCCCGTATTTTCTTTGCCGCCATAGCCATACAACTCACGCCATATGTAATGCACGCCATCTGGGTCAAGGGCAAACCAATACACCGCATAGGGCCTTGCATAGCCCCAATCCATCGCTTTCCAGACGCGCCAGCTCGCCGGGACAGGGAAAGGCTCGACAACATGCTTAACAGGCTGCCAAACTGCTTCCAGAAACGAGCCAATATGAATCTCCCATGAACCCTCAAGCCAGGCACGGCGACGGTTTATATCTTGAATTGCTTCGAGCGTTGAGACATACGCGGGGTCGTTCTCTAGCAAATGTGGGTTTTCTCGCAAATCGCTGTGCAGACGCACCTTTGGTTGCTGGCCTGACTCACGAATCACCACGCCTGCAGAAATGCCAGCTGGGCCAATCTGGAAACGTGATTTCACTGCTGCATGGCCTGGCCCGTAAGGGTTGCAGGTTGCGCGCACCATGCGCGGCATACCAGCATAGGAAGAACGGCACGTCGTCATCATGGCTTCGTAAAAAGAGAGCGAGCGCCAGTTAGTTAATTCCTCAAACCCCAACCACGGATATTCGTGGCCGTGATAATTCCAGTAATCGTCCTCAGACTGGCCATAACGAAAAAAAAGCATTTCTCCACTTGGCCACTTCCAGACATAATCCGACTCATTAAATTGCACGCCAGGGAAAATTTGGTAAAACCACCGTTTGGACTTCGCCACCACATCGGCTAATTGCGGATAAGTCAGCCGAAACAACGCGCCGCGCCAATGTGCGCCAAAACCGCGTCCAACATGCTGTGCAAAACTCATCAACAGGGCATCCGTTTTACCGCCACCGCGAGAACCTTCGAGCAATGCTTCAAAAATCGGACACGTTAAAAAAAGCGTCTGACTGCCTGGATGAGGCGACCAGATCACGTTATTGTTTTTTATCATGAATCTTCGTTTGAGCTTGCTGCAACTTAGCGGCTACCCCTTCCCATTCATCGGTTAACACCGGCACCGCCAAGACGCCAAAACGCAATGCCTCACCGTTTGGCCCGTGGTGCTCCGCTTTAATCTCTTTAGGTAAAAGCTTCGGATAAATTTGTGACCAAAATAAGCGTTCATTCGCCTTATCCGCTTGTACCCAGGCCAACATACGCTCAGCTCCGCCCAAACCCTCAGCGACGATTTCAATCGCTTGCTTGACGCTTTGCGTCAAATGATTCAACGCGCCTTTGGGTCTTCCACCCCAACGCTCTCCTGGCTTTGCCCCCTTTGGCATCTCTTCTTTCCTATTTTTCCCTATTTTTGTTAACTGGTTTGCTTATCGTTATTATTTCTGCATTAACTGGCGCTGCGGGATTTTTGTCCTGCACGGCTAACAGGCTGGGCAGAAGCGCGACCGTATCTTTTTTATTTCTGCTGTCATAACGCACAATTACACGCTCAAAATTATCGTGTTTTGATGCGCACCCACGATAGCCCGTCACAGTTCCTAAGCGTCCCGTAGGTGTAATGACTTTCACACCTACGGGAAAATCGTCAATATCCAATGGCTTAATTAAGTTATTCATCAACGCAACTCACGTTTTTGCTCAATCTGCTTTAATAAAAACTCTTCTGAAAACATCAAATTTGATTTTTATGTATCCCATAAGATACAATTCACTCATGATCGAAATTATCCAAAGCACCACATTTAGTACTTGGTTGAGCAGCCTCAGAGATCGACAGGCGCGAGCACGTATTCATGTGCGGCTTGATCGTATGAGGAATGGAAATTTTGGCGATGTAAAGCCGATCGGAGAAGGTTTGAGCGAAGCTCGCATTCACTATGGAAATGGTTATCGTCTCTATTTTTTTAAACGTAAGGAAGAACTTGTTGTGCTGTTGTGTGGCGGAGATAAAAGTACGCAAGATCGAGATATCGCGCAGGCAAAGCGCATTGCGCAAGAATGGAAGGAGTAACCCACAATGACTGAAAAATTTACGCAATACGATACTGCTGACTATTTGAAAACGGATGAAGATATCGCGGCTTACTTTGACGCTGTGCTTGAAGAGAATGATGCACAGCTGGCTGTGCAAGCGCTCGGCGTTATTGCACGCGCTAAAGGAATGACTCAAGTTGCACAGGAGGCTGAACTTGGTCGTACAAGCTTGTACAAAGCACTTTCTAGCAAAGGCAATCCAGAATTTGAGACTGTGTTTAAGGTTATTCGCGCACTTGGTCTGCAGCTGCATGCTTCGCTGCCAAGCGCTCATCCTTAACCCCTGATAACAGGCGCTCATACATTCTCCTTGAGCGCTTGTTCAAGCATCGTGAGCGCTATGCCTCGGCCAACCATATCGCCCGTGAAGCGCAACACCTTCCACCCTAGCAATACTGCACTGTTATATTTCTCGGCATCGGCCTCAAAGCCTTTGCCGCGTGTATGCCGCCCACCATTCCAAATGCCCCCTTCAATCTCTACAGCAAGCTTTGCCTCAGGGTAAGCAAAATCAAAGCGCCAGCGACGCGGTTTAGCAAAACGGTATTCCCGTATCATTTCTGGTAAGCGTGCCGCTTTGACCTGAAGCGCGAAATGCTCTTCAAGCGCGCTCATTCAAATCCCCTACTACGGCTACGAGGAGCAATCGCATGTTGCGGCCAGGGGCCATAATGCGTGCCGAACGTCACCCACTCCCCTTGATACTGCAAGGGAATATCGCCAGTGCGGCTATGCCTAAATTTGGCTAAGCGCAATTGCGCAAAACCTTTCCACTGATCTTCACAGTTGGGGTTCGACACTTCCTCACGATGCAAAAACAAAATCGCATCTGCGTCTTGTTCAATCGAGCCGGAATCGCGTAAATCCGATAGTTGCGGAATACGATTGGCTCGCTCTTCTACTTTGCGGTTTAACTGGGATAAGCACAGCACGCTAATTTCAAGTTCCTTAGCCAGCGCCTTTAAGCCACGTGAAATGGCCGCAATTTGTTCATTACGGTTGTCCCCCTTGCCTGACATCAGCTGCAAATAATCAATAATCAGCACATCTAAGCCGTGTTTGCGTTTTATGGCTCGCGCCTTCATTCGTACCTCCCATAGAGAGAGTCCACCTTGATCATCCAGATACAAATTAAGGTCGTTAATACGTTGTATGGCACCTGTAATACGCTGCCAATAGTCATCATCGTTTTCAGGAGAGCGCATCACGGTTTCAAGTGGAATGCGTCCAAGAGAGGCCAAATTGCGGTCGTGTAATTCAGCTTGCGGCATTTCTAGTGATAGAAAAAGCACCTTATGCTGTGCCGCCATATGCGTCGCAAGATTTAGCGCTAAAGCCGTTTTACCCATCGCAGGGCGAGCAGCTAACACCACTTGCCAACCTGGGCGCAAGCCACCGTTGAGGGCGCTATCTAACGCTGATAATCCTGTCGAAATAACCCGTTCTGCGCCCGTCGAACGACGCGTTAGCAGATCGAGATGATCAGACAATCCTTCAGAAGCACGCTTGGGTTCATGCTTATCCCGCCCTTGCGCGAGTGCTTCCAGCTTAGATGCTGCGTGGTCGATCAAGGTCTGCGCATCATCTGGCGTAGATTGAACTGCCGCTTGAATGTCGCTCGCCACTGCTAAGAGGCTGCGCTTTTGTGCACGGTCGAGCACAATTGCAGCATAGCGGCCAATATTCGAGGCCCCCGGCGTGTTTTGTGCCAGCGCGTTCAAGTAGGCTAAGCCACCCAATTCTTGCGCCTTACCTTGACTACTGAGACGTTCAAATACCGTGATCACATCAGCGCCAAGACCATCTGAAATCATCGTCATCAGCGATGCATAGATCGTGCGATGGTCGCCACGAAAAAAATGCTCAGCACGCAAGTCGCCAATACGGTCAATCGCATCGTTATCCAACAGCAGCGCCCCGAGCACTGATTGTTCGGCTTCATCGCTGTGCAGCAAGCGCGGTTTAGCCTCATAGTCGCTCATGCTGCCTCAGCGTTTTCGTTTTCGTAGTTACCGTCTAGCACCTTGGCGAAATTGTCTGCCTTCACGAGCCAGCCCAAATCACACGACCACTTGCCACCACGGCCCATGAGCCAATCGCTTTGGCTCACATAGCCGAAAAATCGAGCAAAAAACGCCAACGCCTCGTCAGCATCGGTCGCATACCTCACCCCATCGGGTTTCTTTGCCGTCAGCACCCAACGCCAGCGGGTTTGCAGGTGCTTCGCTCGATTTCCCTCCCACACCCTGGGCTGCGCCAGTTGCGGCAAATGCTCAGCGTACAAGCCGATGATCGCTTGGTGCGGACAGGCCGGTAGTCCTTGGTTTGGCAAGGCTTGAGAAGGCTCGGCAACATGTGCTTCAGCATCGCTGAGCACGAACACTCCGTCAGGAGTGTTTAAAGTATTTAATGAAGTAGAAGATGAAGATGACGGGCGCGCGCACGAGAGGTGAAGGCAATCGGGGGGCTTGGGTGTTTCATCTTTGTCTTCACCTAAGGGGGGCTTTGGTGAAGGGTTAGGTGTTTCACCCTTCCCTTCACTTAAGCGCGCAGATTCTCCACGAAGGGTGCGTACATAATCATCCCTTACCATCCGCGATGAATACCAAATCGGCCCAGCCTGCTCAGCCACCAAAGTCACCGGTTCGCCATCCTTACGTCCTGAACGCGGCACATAAATAAACGCTTTACACTGTGCACCTTGATTGGCCCCTTTCATTACCCCTTTATCAACTAAGCCTTTTAGCGCAGCCAAACTACAGCCGACCGCCTGAGCTATTTCCTTTAATTCCCAACGCAGCACACCATATTCTTGTGAATCGTGCATCAAGCACAGCACATCCTGCCAAATCCCCTTCTCCGCATGCGTGCAGCGTCGTAGATTGCTATTGGCTTGCCAATCTCCTGGATAAAATTGATATGAAGGTTGCTTCTGCTTCATCACTACCTCATTCTTTGTCGTGCTTATGCATCTTTAATTCAATCAAATAGGTATCCAGCACAGCGCGTAGCTCTTTCCAGAGCTGCATGCGTACAGCTAACGATTGGGCTACCGTCATGCGTGCGCCTAATTCATGCAAATAAGCCATATTTTTATCTTCGAGCTTGACGATATGTGCAATCAGCCATCTTTGCCGGGTTCGCGCCACGAGTTGCTTAAATAAGGTGAACATATTTATTTTCATCTTTTTGCGTCCCTATTCGTCCCTCACCGTCCCTGCCAATAAATCACGTCCTTCGCTAATATGACCGTAAGCAAACTCACGCAAAATATTGCGGATATATGCCGAGAGTGAATCGAATCCTTGCCGCGCTGCAATCACTTTCAGATCGCTTTTAAGCGTCTCGCCTAAATGCACACGGATATCGTCATTACACTTTTCACGTCTTGGCATGATCTATTGCTAAAAAATAGACTCGTTAGGAAAAGGCTTGTCGAAGGGATTACTTTATTTATGCGCTCCCCTGTTATTGTGTGAGGTAGCGCAACGTATCCATAGCCGGTGTGGGATAATCCGCGGCTCACTTTGTTTCAAACACATAGAGATATTTCTGTTTGAGCGAAATCCAATATAAATATTTGGTTTATTTCCCTAACAGACTAGTTCTTACTGCTTTTTTCTTTTTCATTTCCTTGGCACAGTTGTTAGGCATTAAATATGCAAATCTTTCTGAAGAGCACAAAGAAGATAGTAAAAATGGCACCTAGCTAAATTAAGAGTGGGAATAGCTTGTCTTGACTTTTTTAGAGCGCATCAACGCTTCAAAAGAAAGCCAGTTTCCTGATGCAGAAACAAGGCGTTCAGCAAGCTCAACTTATGGTCGTCTATGACCATAAGCAATCTGGCTGAAATAGGTATATGTAGTGCCAGCGGCTTCACTGGTCTCTTTAGCCCTATCAACCCCGAATTTCTCAAGAAAAGTTTTAGCATCCACAGTATTAATATTGGTTAGGCTTTCTTTAACGCAATTAAATAATAGCAGAATGCTACTCACTCATCAATAGCAATTTGTTATTTATTTGACTAGCAAATTGCTATTTAAGTACAGTATGGAAATCAAAACTATCCGCTTAGCAAACTTGCTTGAATTTCTTAAGCGGTATGAATCTATTAAAGAGTTCGCAGATAAGGTAGGTATAGCGCCAGCCTATATCAGTCAAATTAAAAATCAGGCTGATGGCCGTGCTATGGGTAGCAATACAGCACGTCGGCTAGAAAAAGCCTTAAATCTGCAAGATGGATATATGGATCAGCTGCATGGGGAATCAGTTAGTAGCACTGTTTGTAGTTCCGTACCGAAAGGACAAGTTCCTATTATTTCATGGGCACAAGCGGGAAACTGGCCACATATCGCCGACCATTTTCAACCTAATGAGGCGAAAGATTACATAGCCACGACAATGCAAGCGCAACCTCGCACTTATGCTGTTCGTGTAGAGGGGGATTCGATGGTTAATCCAACTGGATGGCCTAGTTTTCCTGAAGGTATGATTATCATAGTTGAACCGGAGCTAGACGCGGCGCCAGGAGATTTTGTTATAGTGCGTCAAAATAATGATAAAGAAGGAACTCTTAAGCAGTTAATAAAAGATAGCGGTCGATACTATTTAAAACCACTCAATCCAAGATATCCAATTTTGGAGCTGCTACCAGACGCCCTTATCTGTGGCGTAGTACGAGAAGGCATCATGCGTCTAAAATAAGACTCACACACTAAATCTACCACGCATCAAATACAACCTCTCAATAACAACTCGTTGCATATTCATTGCCGAAAGGCGTAGTGTGACAATTCAAAGGGCGTGGCGGAGGCACTGAGATCTGACGAAATGTGTTGCCCATATTTATTAGCGCCCCCGCAATCACTGCTCGTTGAATAGCCTCATTTTGAGCTTGAATTTGCTGAGTATAAGCTTGCTCATCAGCTTCATACTCCGCTGCTTGTCGAGAGTATAGATATTTAGCCTCTTCTATTGGCATATCTCCTTTATCAACACGGAAAAGAAGCAACGCTTGATAATCCATCAAAGCATGAAATTTATACGCGCGCGGAAAAATCTCCCGAGCCGTCCTAGCCATTTCATTCGCACCTTCGGATCTTGTTATAACACCTGCTGTAACTTTTGAATTAATAAAGTCACTTTTTAGGGCAAACCTTTCTCTCGCCTGAGCTAGTTCTTGCGTTTGGCTTTGCTGAAAATCAGTACAGCCTGCAACCATTAACACTAACACCAAGGTAAATAATTTTTTCATACTTCCCCAATCTAAAGCGATAGTAGCAAGCTTCTCGTTTTGGTTAGCTTTTCGGCACAACGCATCTATTTCTCTTTAACGCCATCTTAATTATTGGTTCTGTTGTGCTAGAGAGCAACTTTAAGCTCCTGAAAATAGCCATGACGCCAGGTTAATCCCTTATTTTTCAAAGATTAACCTCCCACCCCTCAAATAATTGCAATTTGCTATTGATGCATTAATAGCTTTTTGCTATTCTTTATTCAATCTAAATAAATAGCATTTTGCTAACACTACGAGAACGCTATGAACTACATGATTGAGATCGAAATCGATTGCGGTCGCCTCAATGATTTAATCAATAACTATTTCCGAGACGCTGGCGACGTAGCTCAAGAAATTTGGTATGCCGAAGAAATCATTTACGTGCTCAAACGCATGAATGAAAGCGCCTTGCGATTCCGAGAGGTGTTAACTGCCAACTCAAAGTAAGTAGCCTAAATCAATAGGGGCTGATGATGAACTACTCCAAAGATTTTCTAAAAGCGCTCCCACCTGAGGGAAGAAAAGAGATCGAAGAAGAAAACCTACGGTCCGTCGAGGCTGCTTGTAACAAGCTTTTTACAGAAACAACAACGTATCGAGAAGCGCTTACTCAAAGCAAAGAAACCTCACTAGCCGCAGAGCGGGCAGCACATGCAATCAACGGCCTTGAAAAAGTAAATATTGCCTTTCGTACTACCTGTTATTGGCTAGGGAGGCATCTCTGATGAACCTTAACAAATTCATGCACCAAGTCGACGCTCACTACGATGCTGTGCAAGCCCTATTGGAAAGAAAGCAAGAGGAAGCGGATGAAGATTACGACTTTGCCGAAGAAGCCATGCATCGTGAATTGACCTTTGATGATTTGCTGGAAGAACTAGATAACTTACCTGACCAGATCAAAGAAGAAGCGCTTAAAGAGGCTGAACAAGGTAAAGCAACCCGACTATTAGTTGACACTTACGAGATATTTTTAGAGAAAAAAACTGGCCATCTCTTAGATCGCGCCATCTTCTATACACGACAAATTAACCACTACAACGCAACCAGCAATCACTTTTATTTACATGTACCTGAAATGCCGAGAAACCCTTAGCAACGAGGAGAAATAAACATGGAAACCAAAACACTAAGTATTTACATCAAAGAACGAAGTGAATTCGGTGCCTTTTTAATCGATAAGGACGGCTGTGGTGTGACGATTTATGAAGATTTTTTACCAGATTTCATCCCCCTTCAGTCATGCAGCCACTGCTTCATGCTCACTATCGATATGAATACCGGAAAAATTACGAACTGGAAAAAACCCACGCCTCAGCAGATCGAAAACTGTCTCACCTACTCAAAGCAACCTATTCGCCAGCAAGCCTTTGAACTCGCAAAGCTGAAAAAAAAGCTTTGTTTTCTAGAAGAAAAAATTGATTGGAAGCGGCAAGAAATAACAACGATGCAAGAAGAAATCGAGCAGCTTTACAAAGAACTTAAACAAGGTGAAGGAGAGGCAGCATGAACGACAACCTTACTTCATCGAACCACCCCTCAGCCTTTGAACGTTTCATTGAAAAATATCCGAAGCTAAGTACGACCTTAGCCTTCCTTCTTATTTTGTTCGCTGCAGCCTTAGCTGCACGAGTTGCCCCCGAAGAAGTGCAGCTTACTAGCCAGCAAGAAGCCGAACTTGAAGCCTGGGAGCAAGGTTATCAGCAAGGACAACAAGCACATCTCAACCTTTGTGGAAAGCCAGCAGTCAATCTTAGGAGTGGCGATGGATGAGGAGATGGAAGGCGCAGATTGGTGGCAATACCAACAGCAATTAGAACAGCAGCAATACGAAATCGCACATAAGCATCAACATTTACGTACATATGATGAAAAACGAACAGAAATGAAACATCAACCTTTACTCATGATGACAAATAGGCAAAACGAGGACACGAAACATGGCACTTATCGCAATAGACACTAGCAAATCCAATTTCAAACCAGTACCCGCAGGCAACCACATCGGACGCTGTTACCGCGTGATTGATTTAGGTACTCAAAAGAGCGAATACCAAGGCCAAGTTCGCAAGGTGCGTCAGGTTTCAATCGGGTGGGAATTATTTGGCGAAGACGAAAACGGACAGCCGTTAACCACCGAAGGTGGGTTCCCTCTCATCATTAGTAAACGCTATACGCTTAGCCTTAATGAAAAAGCCAAATTACGTGCCGACCTGGAATCGTTGCGAGGCCACGCTTTTAATACCGAGGAGTTAAAAGGTTTTGACATGCGAGCGCTATTAGGTAAATACGGCATGATCAACGTCAAACTTAAAGAGCATGAAGGGAAGACTTACAGCAGCGTCGCTAGCCTCTCCCCGCTACCTAAAATACCTGGCCTCCAGCAGCCTAAAGGTGTCAACGATTTACAGTACTTTGATGTCAGCGAGCCAGACGACGCTGTTTTTAACAAGCTCCATAAACAACTGCAAGAAATTATCCATAGCTGTGACGAATGGAAAAGCCGAGAGAGTGCACAATCTAAAACCCATTGCAGTGTACCTGCCACCGATGATTTTCCTGATGACGATGTACCGTTTTAGGGTGAAGCAATGGATACCAGCCTCTATCTAATCGCAACGCAATATAAGCAAGCTGCCGAGACTCTGGCGCAACTCGACCTCGACGAGCAAACCATGGCTGACACGCTGGAATCCATCGGCGGTGAACTGGAAGAAAAAGTCATCAATCTAGCGATGATGACTCGGAATCTAGAAAGCAGCGCCGAGCAAATCCAACAAGCAGCACAAGCGATGAATGAGCGCGCTCAAAAACTCATTCATCGCGCCGCAAAGATTCGAGAATACCTGGTTAATACGCTGAACTATGTGGGCATCAAAAAATTTGATAACCCCTATTTCAAGCTTGCTGTACAAAAAAACCCAGGCGCAGTAGTCATCGATAAAGACGCATCCATTCCCACCGAATTCATGCGTCAACCGCCTCTACCTGAACCAGTGCCAGATAAAGAGCGGATTAAAAAAGCCTTGCAAGCAAACGTCAATGTGCCGGGCTGTCAGTTGGTTTATCGCTTTCGAGTCGAGATTCAATAAACAAAGGGAGAAGTCTCATGAATTCGCCAATTACGCACATTACCACCATTTCTTTTCCTTTAACCTGGAAAGCCAAACCCACAGAAGAGACACGCCTTCAGCGTCAGTTACAAAAACTGACTAAGCAACTTCATCAAATTCAACAAGCTTGGCCTGAGCAGAGTACGGAAAAATCCTCTGAACTGTTTATGGAACGCATTAACAATCTATTAAACACCCTTAATCAACTTGCTAACGAAGGCCCTACTGCTCAGACGGAACAACTAGACAATCTACTTAGCGAAATCGAAGCTTGCCAAGAAGAAGTTAAGACATCCCGCATTGGCTTAACCAATTCATCCGTTCCCCTTAACTGGAGCCTACTAGCTTGGGGTGTCTTAACCGCAGCAGCCTTGACAGCCTCTACCCTATTATTACTGTCTGGGGCAAGCATGCTCACCTTATCGGCTGCCACTCTCAGCGAAATCCTATTCGGCCTAACCATCGCTCCACGCTTAATACAAGCTGTCTTTGATTTGCTCGGCTTTCAAGCGCAAGCACAAAAACAAGCAAATAAACCACTTAAAGATTCGCTTAAAAAGCTAGATCAATGGCTATTTCAAGCAGAAAACCTGACCGCTCTACTGTTTACTGAACATGAACAGCAGGCCGCCTATCACGAGGGGCAAGCGCAGCAAATGCTATATCAAGCCATCGTCGCCAAGCTATCTGTGTTCATCTTTGATTTACTTTTTAAGGCAGATATCGCCATGAGACTTAACCAGGTTGCGCTTATCGAACCTGAGCGCCCCCACTAATCACGCGTTATCCCTACTTCATTAACCAAATGGCAGCATGCTTAATGGCCAAAACCCAAAGGCAGCCCAATTGCCAGGATTTTTATGATTATGATTCAGATACAGATGAGAAAAGGAGAAAAGCATGAATAAGAGAAGCTTCATCATACTGTCAAATGCCTGGGTAAGGGGGAAATGACCATGCGCGAAACGGTTGTCCAGGTAGCTGCCGCCCCCTACGTCAAAATCCCTCTCGCCGCCCTTATGACAGGGCTGACGGAGAAAGCCATCAGACGCAAAATCGAAGATGGAAAATGGATTGAACGCCGAGAATACTGGCGAAGGGACGGAGAGATTTATATATCAATCGAGGGGTTTAACCAATGGGTAAAAAAGGGAGTGGCGTAGAAATTCATGGTAACGCGATCAGACTATCGTTTACTTTCGATGGCAAGCGCAAGCGTGAATTATTAAAGCTTAACGACACACCGATGTCACCCACAGCGGCGAATATGAAATATGCGCATCGCATTGCACAAGAAATCCGCGAGCGGATACGGCATGGCACATTTAGTATGGCCGAGTATTTCCCTGAAAGTGGGGCTAGCGACCCGCTGACGGTGAAAAGCTGGCTTGACACGTGGCTCGATGCGCAGAGCATCGAGAAATCAACCAAAGCTGGCTACAAAAACGCAATCAGTTTCTGGAACACAGCCATCGCTAACAAAGAAAAACAGACGCCCGTAGGCTCACTAACGTTACGTGAGCTCAAGCTTAGCCACCTGCTAACAGGGATTGCGCAACGGCCTGATTTGGCGGGTAAGACGGTAAACAACTACGTGTCGGTCATTCGTCAAGCGCTCGACCTGGCTGTATCAGATAAAATTATCCGCGAGAACCCAGCCCATGAGGTACCGCGCGCCAAACACCAAAAGCCGCCGCCCGACCCCTTTAGCCGCGATGAGGCTGAAGCGATCATTGCCGACATGGCAAATCACTACCCGGAGCAGATTTATAACATGGTCGAGGCATGGTTCTTCACCGGCTTACGCACATCAGAAGTGTGCGGTCAGCGCTGGCCCAATGTTGACTTGTACAACAAGAAACTAACCGTCGCCGAAGTAATAGTGTTGGGCGAAGAGAAAAGCAGCACCAAAACCAACGTGGTGCGCGACGTGCTACTCAACAGCCGCGCACTAGGAGCGATTAACCGCCAAGCTAAACACACACGAATAACCGGGGAGCATGTATGGCTCGTTCCCGGATATGATAAGCCTTGGACGGACGAGCAGGGCTTCCGGCTCAACTACTGGAAACCATGCCTTAAGCGCCTGGGCATCCGCTATCGACGCCCTTACAATATGCGGCATACTTATGCCACGATGATGCTTATGGCTGGGATGACCCCTGCTTTTTGCGCACGACAGCTTGGACACAGTGTTGAAATGTTTCTGCGCACCTACGCAAAGTGGCTAGACGGCGCACAAAACGACCTAGAAATGGCGCGGCTTGAATCGAGTTTTGAAGCGAATTTGCCCCAAATCTGTCCCAGGCAAAGCAACTTAGGCTTATAA